GGAGTATCCATTCTCGGTGTGTCAGAATGGCGAGAAGTACGTTTCCGAGCGGCGGTACTCATCACACTACGGCTTTCGCCGCCACCCTCTCGGGCTTTGTGCGCTGGACTTTCTCTTCATCTACTAGAGATGCTTGCCGTCAAGTCTCTACACGTTCCCCATTGCTGGGGCTTCGCTCGGGATTAGCATTTCAAAGCCTTCCCCGAATTTGACAAGGTTTCAGCCGGATGTCGCCATCTGGCTAGGCAGTGTTATCTACCGATTTGCTCAAAAAAGGCATTCTTGCCAACCACGGTCTCAACGCGAACGGCATTCCTCAAGCGGGAGCCTTTCTGTTGAGCGAGGTGGGCAACATTGCCACTATACTGCTCGACCATAGCTGTGGTTATCTGAACAGACATTTGTCTATCCTTTCAGCTAGAGTTAAGTTTTGAGGTTGTCGGCGGGTTGCCCGCTCTATGCGGACCCATCTGCCCATGCGCTGGGTGGGCGGCGGGTCTATCCCCGCTGTCTCGCCGGGCCGGTCAGGGTTGTCCGACTGTTAAAACCACATCCTCGCCAAAGGCGGCTTTGTGGAGTTGTTCCAATTTCTCATTTAGCACACCGTGTTCCGGGTGCGACTTGTCGATTAGCGCCGGGTTGGCGCGTAGCGTTGCGATCTGGTCCTTGGCGTCTTGCGGCGTTGTGCCGAAGCCGGCCGGGGCGCCGTCCTTGAACTGCCCCGATTGGCCGAGTTCCATGCCGGCCCGAACAAAGGCATCGATTACGACCGGGTTGCGGCCGGCGCCGGTATCGACCAGCCATTGTTTCAGATCGTCGCCGCCAAATTGCGCGACCGCCTGGTTGCCGGCGGCAATGCGCTCGTCGTAGGCGGTGCCATACTTGGCCCTGATTTCGGTATTCCATTCGTCCAATTTGGTTTCGGTTTCCGTAATGGCGTTTTGCGTCTGTCCCATGGCCCGCTCGACAAAACCATCGTGTAGCTTTTCGACCTGCCATGGCTGTAGCCTCGCGTCATGGAACATGACGCGCATGTCATCGGCCAGACCGTTGTCGTAGCCGTTGTAGCCTTGCGGTGCATCCATCTTGTAGGCGGTGGCTTCCGCCGGGACGCCCAATTTTTCCCAGCCGTCCCATTCCGCGATGTCGGCGCCATCGACGGGCAGCGTGATCTTGTCGCCGCCCACGGTGCTTTCCAAATTCACATAGCTTTTGAGCGCGTCATCGACGCCGCCCCAGCCCTTTGCCGTGACCAAATCCTGATACTCGTTGCCGGCCCAGCTTGCGCCGTCGCCGTCATCGCCGCCCGGTGTATCTTCCGGGTTACCCGCTAAAGCGGACCCTTCGTCAGCCATCGTCGTAGTCTCCTTCTTCAAGGTTAAGTGTCATGTTGATAATTTTGTCTTCGTCCAAAGACAGGATCGAAATGATGCGGCGCACCATGTCCATCGAGCCGGTGCGATGTTGCAGTTCATCGTTGTCGCGCACGCCGTTGATCTGGAACAGGCCGCTGGTCTTCATCAGGTCGTTGAGAATGATCCGCCCGTCAGGCGTGTTGAGGAAAACATTGCGGTAGCATTGCAATATTTCCTGCTGAACCTTGGCCTGTGTCATGCCGCGTTATTTCTTTTTCTTTCCATAAGTCATTTTCTTGCCGGACCGTTTGGCGGCGGCGCGGGCCTTGGCCTTCCCGGCCGGCGTATAGGGATAATGTTTCTTTCCGACCACCGGCATTGGAAGCTCCTATATTTGTGGCGGCACCTGTGCCGCCGATGCGATCTGCGATACCTTCAACGCGGCGTCGGCCGCTTGCGGAGCGCCCTGAACCATCGCCGCCATCTGTTCGTTTTGTTGGCGGGCTTGGCGGACCGCCGCGATGTCGGCCTTGCGCTTCATGATTTTCATCGGCGTGCCATTGGTCTCGGCCAGGATGCGGACGATCTGGTCGTTGTCGAAATTGTCCATGACGCTGGGGTCCATAGCGGCGATGGGCTGCACCATTTCCAGGGTTCGCAGTATCGCCACGCCCTCTTCCGCCTTCATTGCGCGGGACAACGGCGATGTGTATTCGATGTCGTACTCGCCCTGCGCCTCGATCAGGATGTCGGGCATCGGCGGCAGGAGTTGCTGCCGTTGCAGGATCGCCAGTTCACGCTGGACGAGCGGACCTAGTGTCTCTGCCTGTTGGCGACCCACCGTGGGGGCTAGTAGGGCGCCCTTTTCCTGGGCGCGGGATAACACCTCGGTTGCAGTCATTGACGGAGTTTCAACTAATATTTGAAATAAGGTCACTAGGAAGGCATCGTTGATTACACGGCGGCGTTGCTCCATCAGGTCCAAGCCGATGTCCACCCTCGCGCCGGTAAAGAGCGGTTGCACAGGAGCTTGGGTGCGGCCGTCCAACCGCGCAAAGGTGGACCCGCCCGGTTTTGTATTTACCGGGAACACCACGCCATCGTCGGCGATCAATAGTGGGGGATCGACCACCTTCTGGCCGGCGCGGATAACCGTTTTGCTCATTTCGTTTAGCATCTTGATGTCGGGCAAAACCGTCATGGCCGGCGATCTTCCATAGACCTCGGAAGATGCGCCGGTTACATACCGGCTGGGGATGTAAGGGAGTTCTGAGAAGCCGCCCTCTTCGATCTTGTGCTGGGCGTCGACCTCGTAGTAGGCGCTGAACCACGGCAGGTTCTGCTTGTCTTTCCTGACAAGGTCGCGGTCGGTACGCGGCATCACCACATGCAGCAGCTTGACGCGGGCGTCCGGTTCCTTGTCGATCTTGGTCCGCATGGCGGTGGACAGGTCGCCGTCTTCGAACATCCGCATGACCTGGCGGGCGGCAAGGTCGAGAATGCGGAACACGGTATCAATGTTTCCCATCTCGTCTTCCGCCAGGAAACAGTTCATCAGGTGGATGTTGCGGTAGCGCATGCCGGCGGCGGCGTCTTCGTCCACGAACAGGATGCCGTTGCCGAAGGCGCCGAGAGACATATAGCCTTCGTGCATCTGGCTTGCGAAGTTTGCCTTGGGCCGGCCGCGCCAGCGGAACAGGATGTCCTCGACGGCGTCGAACCACATTCGCGCATCGTCATCCTGATCGATAAACGGGTTGGATGCGCGCAACGTATGCCAGCGGGAGCCGCGTGGCGTCAGCAGACTTTCCACAGCAGCGGCGAACCGCTCCAGGGCCAGCGCCGCCGATGCGTCATATTGCAATGCGGTGCGCTTGTCGCCGGCCGACCGTTCGCCGGTGAACTCGGCCGAGCGCGTCAGGATGCGTTCCGCGATCTCCTGCCAGTGTGACTCAAAGTTCGACCGAAGGCGCTTCATTTCTTCGAAGCGGCGAAAGATTTCGTCGGTATCGGTCGAGTTGATCATCTGTATTTCCTAAACGCCGAGCGATGTGAATTGTTCTAAGTGGCGGCGATGGTCGCGCGGCCAATTTATCAATTTGGTATTTGACAATCCCGGATGCGTGACGGCGGGCAGCAGACGGGCAAGGACGCTTGGCGGTGGTGTCCCGCCGCCCACGGTCGATTGCGCCAGCCGCTGGGCCTTGGCGACACGGGCGCCGAGTGCGCCGGCGTTTCTACTGATCGCCTTGTGCTGGTTCAGCAAATTCGGCACGCACATCATGGACCGCCCAATGTACCCTTGTCACCGCCGCCAAACATGGTATCTGACACACTGCCAACGGTAGGCTGGCTATATCCAAGCGATTCAACACCCGTGTTGACAAGGGAACCGAGAGCTTGACTACCGATGCTCAATGCTGCTTTGCCCGCCCAACCGGCGGGGCCGAGGATCGTCGTGGCGCCACTGATAAGGAGGTCTGACAGCGTAAGGCTCCGTATCCCTTGCCCAATGAAGCTCCCAAGGGAAAAGGGCGCGTAGCTGGGGGCTTGAGTTTCAGAGGGCAGCCCGTATGTTGCCTCTGCGCGGTCGGCCGCGCGGTTCGCTTCGTGGAAAGCCTCGAAAGAATACTCCGCGTCGGTGTTTACGTCGGAAACATCGACAGGTGGCGAGCCTTGATCTTCATCGCCGTTGCCGCCGTTGCCGCCGTTGCCACCGCCACCATCACCCCAGCACATCAGGCACCCAGCCTTCTCTTGCCGACTCTGGCTTTGGTGGTGTCACCGAGCGGGCCTGTCATTATGGTCGAGGCGCGGCCTTTGGCGAGAGCGGCACGGCGTCGGCGGGCATCGCCACGCTTGCCGGCCTCTGGATCAGACGCTGACGGCACCGGCGGCGGCGGGAGTAGGGGCGGTGGCGGGGGAATTGCCGGCGCCGAGAAAAAGCACATCTTCACGCTCCAATCTAGACTTCGTTATCGAATAGCAGTGGTAAGTTTTGCCGGCCGACGAATAGTCTTCGACCGTTGCCTCTCTAATGAAACCAAAAGCTTCTAACCATTGATGGGCTGTGTCGTGACCATCCATCGACCAGCAATCCAGGCGCACGGGCTGGTAATGGCTTATTTCGACCATCATCTGCCGGCGCACAAATTTGGTGACCGATAGCGCCACCTTGATCCACTTGGGGGTGGCGAACATCCAGACCAACCAGACTTTCGGGAACCTCTCGGTGCCGCCGAAGGCGACAACGGGTTCAGCGTCGAGCAAGGCGACAAATTTAATTTTCGATTGGCAACTAGCCGCCGCCAGGTTTTCCGGCGTCGGGTTCCACAGATGTGGGTATATTTCCTCAGCGTCCTGTTGCCGCATACGCCGCGCCACATACACCGCGTCGGCGTAACAGGCCGGGACTATCTCAACCGAACGCGCCATCGCCGCTGTCGATCACGGGGCGCCCATCCATCATCAATCCGGTCTTCGCCATTTGCGCGATGTCGGTATTCTCGTCGCCGTCTCGCAGCCCCACCGCGAGATAGCGAAATGCGTCGGCGAAGTGGCTCGACCAGTCGTGGTTGGGCCGGCTGTTCCATTCGCCGGTGCGGTCATTCATGGTACGGTGGTAATGACGCATCGCCTTCAGCAGCGGCGCCGTGTTCCCCCGGTCGAAGTAGCAGCGTGGGATCGTTCCCCGCACCGCCTCGATGCCGTCCATCACCGTCAACTTTGCCACGACGGTCGGCCTGACCTTCATGGCTTGCAGCATCTCGTAGCGGGACGAGCCGGAACCCAGTTCGCGCACCAAAACATCGTGCGGGAAATAATGCCGGCCGTAGGTGTAGGGGCGCTCCCGTAGCGTCTTGACGTAATGGTGCAGCCCTTCGCCGCTGCTGTCGTAGGAGTCGATGATCCGTATCTCGTTCCGGTGGGTCTGAAAGAAGATTATTACCGTCGCGTCAGCTATGCCCAAATCCCAACTGGTGTGAACATCCAGATTGGGTTCCCACGGCACGTTGCCGATCTGGTCGTTGGCGTCGGCCCGGTCCAGGGCGTCGGCGTAGTATGCGCCGACCAATGCGGCCGCCCAACTTACCTCGTATTCCTGGGCAAATTGAGACGGGTCCATGGTGGCGCGGGCGTCTTCCAGTTCCGCGGCCGGCAGGACGTTCGTCTCCGACGCCGGCATCCGCATGGCGAACCAATCGGGTGCGCCCTTTTCCATCTGCAATATGGCGTGATCGTAGATGTCCTTGAATTGGTTTTCGCCGCGTGGCGTTCCGATCCAGAGGCACGCCCCGGTTCCAAAGTCCGACAGCGCCGGCCGGATGATCTCGGGGTAGAGGCGGGCGTTTATGTCGGCAAACTCATCGAGGACGGCAGAATCGAGGCGCATGCCGCGCAGGGCGTCCACATTTTCTGATCCGAGCAACCAGATGCGCTTGCCGTCCGGCAGGTCGATGCGTAGTTCCGCCTCATTGAAATTGACGCCGGGAATGACGCCGGCGTACTCTCTGAACATGGTCCACGCAATCCGCTTCGCCGCCGAATAGGTGGGCGCGATATAGGCGCCCTGCGCGTTCTTGTTGGGGCAGGTCAGTATGCCTTGCAACAGCCAGTTGACCGCCATCGCGGTCTTGCCGAATCGGCGATGGCATACCGCAACATTGAAACGCTTGGCGTTCTCATGGAAAACCGCCTGGAACGGGCGCGGCCGGTATGGAATGATGATCGCTTGCGGCGCCGATTTCCTAGCCATCGCTCTCCCCGTCCTCGCCCAGGAACATCAACAGCACCCGCCGGTCACCATTGTGGCTGGCGACCGAATGCGCCCGGTCGGCGCGAAAAAACTGCAAGTCCCGGTAGCCGAATATCGGGGTGTCGGGGTCTTCGCGAAAATAGAAGCCGCCGCCGGTGAAGTCCCTGGCCGGGTCTGACAGCAGCACCCGCGCCGAAACCCGGCACCACGCCATGTGGCCTTTGTTGCCGGTATCGATGTGCCAGGGATGACCGATGGATTTCTGTTCCACCCGGCAGTAGGCCGGGTCGCCTGTGGATACATCCGAATACACTTCGCGGATATGCCCGACCAGCCGGTCGATGACCCTGTGGCTGAAATTCTTGTACTGGACCGTCGCCGCCAGGTCGGCGGCTTCATCAACCGTTATGGCGTTTGACACCACGTTCATAGCCGTCAATCTGCGCCTTGCGGGCTGCGACCTCTTCCGGTGAGCGGTTCTTGTCTTTAGGCCGGCCCGTGAACGCCGTTTCCGTTTTTGCCTTTTTCGCCTTTTTCAGCGCCTTTTTCAGCGTCGGCCCGCTGGTCGATTTCAGCATGATCAATCACCTGTATGTTTTCGTTTACCGCATCCATGTTCCAACCGCATTGCGGACAGGATTGCGGGCCGGTATCCCAGCCGATTACCATCGGGCCGGAATGCGCGACCTCAAGCTTCTGCTTGGGCTGATAATGGGGTAGAAGTTTTTCGGCCGACCATTCGTCGTGCCGCATTTGCTTATCCGCCGCCATAATTTCGTCGCGGGTAGTCGCCGCCCGCAATTTAATTTCGCTTTCTTCCATTTTTATTTCGATGCCCATGACCCACGCGGCGCGGTAGAGGTCATCAAAGTCTTCATCTTTCTGGCGGAAGCGAAGTACGGCCGACCGGTTAAGACCAATGTCGGCGCACGCCTGGAGTAGGGTGCCGCCGTTCGCCAACGTATCCAGAACAGTTTGGCGTTTTCCAGCATCGTCTTTCAAAACAGGAATGTTGCGCGCCAATATGGTCACCCAAAAAAAAGACCGGCGCGGCGGCGTCGATCCTGAGTTTGTGCCAATCTTTCCAGGGAGGAGTTCCGATTGGCGGTTTAACGGAGAAAGGCGGGCTATCAAAACCCACCTTCAACCATCTTTACAGGATAAGGGTGGATGGGGTCAAGAAAAAAGACTAGTCCGCCATCCGGTAATAATCCGCGAGACTTTCCAACGCCAGGCGCAACGCCACCATGCCATCACGATCCGGCCGGCCAGCACCCTCGACGCCGGCCCAGGAACCCGCCGTATGCCCGTGACCCAGCACATGCACCAGCAAGGCGCCGAGCGGCTTGCCGACTTCCTTCACAGCCGCATATATCCGACTTCTGGCTATATGCACCGCTTCATTATCGCCGGCCGCCTTATCAACCCGCACGGCATCCAGGTTCATCGTCGCATACCGCGGCCCGATTCCAGCCCGCCAGAAGTCCTGCTGGAACAAATCGCCGGCCCGGTACTGGCGACCCGTAATCGAATTACGCCGGAAATACATCATCAGCGTATCCGCCGTCACATTCCGTACCCGCGTGGCGCCGGCGACCGCCGTCTGATCCTCGACGTAATCGCCATGCCCCCGCGCCTCGGCGGTGCCGTGGTCAAACGTCTGTGCAGCTTTCTTCTTGCGTGGCTTCGCCATCCTGTTTTTCCTTGCTGCCAAAAATACGATCCCAGCCCTCGCGGTACACCGGCGGCGGGCTGGGTTTGCGCCACCATCGATGCGGCCGCGGGTCAGGCAACTTGATGAAAATATCCCTAGCCATACTTCCCAGGGTCACTTTCCTGCTCTCTTTCGCCATCGCAGCAATCGGCAATCGGCCGTGAACATCTGCCGCAAATATATTTCGACCCCCGGAAAACCGGTCGGGTCCAACCACCGCACCAGCCGCAACGGCGGGGGGGGATCACCCCCTCAACTCCCGCCGCCTGAAAAAGAAATACGCCACCAGAACGCCGATAAGCGCAGCGGTGATGGCGATGTTGCCGACTGTGAGTATCAAAAAATAGGTCACGCAATGTTCCTGTATTCCACAGGGACCCCAGCCTTATCAGCGGCGGCGATTCCAAATACCATGCCGTTGGATATCCCCCGGTCGGTGTAGACCACCGCCGCATCGGCAACGCCCAGCCATGCCAAGCCGGCGTCGATGCCAAGGCGCCTGTCAGACGGCACGGCGTCATCCAATATCCCCGGCTGGGTATAAAGCAAATGGCTGGCTACGGGCGCCTCGCCACGCTGCAAGGCGTCACGAACGCAAGCACGGGCATACACAAGGTTCGCCGCGACATCGCCCGCATACGGGCTTTCCAGGATTACAAGACGCATGTCAGATTGGTCCTGCAATTAGGTTGGCCTCGCAAAGGCGGGTTCTGAAAATTGACATCGCAATTGGATGAGGCTCCCTATCTATACCGGGCGGCGGCTCGGCGGCGGGGGTACCCGTCCGGTTGGACCCCCCCCACCCCAAAAAAACCGCAGATTCCTGGGGAAAACAGCCGATCGATGCCGGCCTGTCAAACAGCCAGACCAACGTCAGCCAACGTGACAGATGGAGCCACAAGCCAACGAATGCATCAACAATGGCTGTCACCAATGGGTTGCCGGCCTCGATCCGCTGATGCCGTGGACTTTTAATTAATGCGCGGCGCCGGCGTTGCGTGGGCGATGGCGGCGACACCTCTACATCATAGAACCTCACCACCTATCTCCCCCTTCCACCACCCAAAGCAGCAGCACCAACCCTATGCCGAGCGCGATGATGTAGATATATGTTTCCATTTCAGAACGATATGTCATCGCCCAGATCGTTGATCTGTTCGCCATTGCCATTGCCATTGCCCTTGGCCTTGACATGGTCTGACGGCTGGTAGTCCTGGGTATCATCGAGGACCATGATGCGGCATTCCAGTTCGTTGCTGTCGTTCATAGTCATCAGGGGCAGGGCTTCCATGGTGATACTGAAGCCGTCCTTGTCGCGGAGCGGCCACATTACGCCGACCTTGGTCCACCACGTCTTGCCGTCGCGGTCTTTCCGCGGCACCACCAGTCTGTATCGGTCAGCCATTATTCTCGCCTTCCATTTTGTTAATTTCGATATCCATCACGTTTATAAAATCAAGTATCGCATCGCATTCATGTTGGGAAAAAAGCGGGTTCTCGGCTATTTCTTTAACAGCAGCAGCCGCTTGGTGCGCTGCTTCCGATGTCGGGTATTTTCTTGTTCCTTTACGCAATGCCTTTTCATCAGCGATGACGCGCTGCAATCTAAAATGCATCCGCAATCGTTGATATATCGACATGTCAGCCATTGATTGCTCCTGTAAGCCTGTTCAATATTACATCGTTCAACTGATTATTTTTGGTGGTTAGCGCGGCATTTTTTTTTCTTACTTCAGTGCTGGTTGCTTCGAGGTTTTTAATATGCTCGACCAGCTCGGCATCTCTATTTTCTGCGTTGCGTAACAATATCTCATGGTCCCAACCAGCGCATATTGCATCAGCGTGTTTGGCTAGGTCATCGTAGGTTTCGGTCAAGATCACCAGCAACTCACTGACCTTATCCATTGCGGCGAAGGTTTTGCTGTGCAGTTCGAACAGAGGGTTGTCGGAGTTGGGAAACTTATGTCGCGTGAATGGTCTTTGATCTATCTCATATGGCCGCATCAGTCTTTCTCCAATACGTTAGCGATCAATCCAGCGATGCGGCCGGCGATCTGGTCTGGCTCCTTCGACAGCGCGTCCAATTTGAACTGCCGCTTGTCGGTTCGCCATCGCAGTTCTGTCGCCAGGTCGGCCCATGCCGGAAACCATATGTTGGTGTCGGCCCAAGCCCGGAGAACGTAGACCACGATGTCGGCGGGGAAGCGTGACAGTTCATCCGCATAGGCTGACAGCATCAGGGTCAACTCGCCCTCGGTGACGTTCCGCATCTTCGTCTTCACCTTCAAGAGCGTCAGTTCCTTGAGGATCGATGGCCTTGGCATGGGTGATAAGCTTAGATTGAGCAGATTGACCGCCAGCTTGATGTCCGCTGCCGGCGCCGCGTGCGTCATCAGATATCCGGTCAGATTGAAGTCCCTGTCCACCTTCTCCGCTAGGCATTGCTGCACCGACAGCGGCAAGGAGGTCTGGAGCGCCCTGTCGGTTTCCATCGGACTTGGAGAAGTCGATGGAACGCCTGATCCAGTTGCGCCACGTTGCCGGCCAGTCGAGCTTAGTTCCGCCTCGGCCGACACTGCCAGCCCAGTAGTCCTTGAACCTGTTGATCTGGTCATGGGTTTTCGTTGCTCCTATGAGGTCGCACGCGAACTGATATTCGGTGTCGTTAGGTTGCCAATCGTCGGGCAGTCTCGTTCCTCTTTTCTTTTGGCCCCCCGGAGGGGGGGTTTTCTTATTCTTATGTCTTGTCTTAATAGGCATAGCTAACGCATCAGTGGTTTCTATAGATATCAATGGGTTGTCCTGGCCGCTCTCTGGTTCCAACTTCAACTTTAACCCCTTAGCTAAGGGCTTAGCTGGGGGGTTAAGTCGTGCTTTGCGCCACCGATTCTCTGCTGCAACGCGGGCCTTTTCGCTCCGGTCGTGGCACTGTTGAAGGGTAGCTTGGGCGCTGGTCGGCACGATGTTTCCATCGATAATCTCGATCTTGCCGGCGTCGATCAGGGACTGCCTGACGCGGCGCCATGTCCTGGGATCACACGCCAGATCGTAGGACCGTTTGCGCTTGTCATCCGGCAGGATGCCGTCGCGGGATATGTACAGATCAAGCAGATCGCAGTAGGCGCCGCGGGCATCCAACGATAGTTCGCGGGTTCCAACGATCCAGTTGTCGGGGTATCGGAGGTATGACTTAGCCATCGATATTCTCATAGGATGGCAACGTCTCCATCGGGTTTAATTTTTCTTGGGGTACGAAAAAGGCGAACCGATCCTTTTGTTTCGCTTCCCAGTATTCCTGTAATTTCCCGTCAGCGCCCCGCAACCAGCCCCTCGGCATCCACCGTCGGCCGGTCGTGTTCTCTCCGGTCATCAGAATAAAAATATCGGCATCGGGGTCTTTCTTATTGATCACGAGACATCCGTTGCGCCATGGCGTGGTCCTGACCTGATAGCCATGGACATCACCCTCGTCGGTGTCTAAGTGACCAACCACGGGCGACCAGAACTTGCCGAAGTATTTGGCTAGGGCGTATTCACCCAGGATGCCTTCAATATCAGCTTGCCACTCTACCTCTGGGCGTATGCCGTGTTGCGGCGTCCTGCTTTTATTAATGGCGCTGACCCTACGCATGACACCAGCCAAGCCAATCTGGATCAATTCCGCCGAAGAAAATACAACCTCATTCCCCACTCTGCCACTCCATCTCCGCTACCCTGCCATCCATCCAGAAATAATGCTCAATCGTCCCTGGCGCATATGGGCAGTCCGTCCCGTCCCTTGCGCTGCTTTTCCCATCCTGAAACGCAAGCCTGTTTCTCGGCTCGTCTTCGAGGCGGGGTTTCTGGGCTGGTTCGCCAATATTTGCCGATGCCCTCGGCGGCGACTTCGTTCGCATATCGGTTTGCCTCTTCAGGTGTCATTGTTGTTGCGTCCCGAACGGGCGCGGCTTGGCGGGAAAGGAAAAGAAACCGCCAAGCCGCCCGCTTCGCCTGACGGAACCGTTACCCCCGGCGGTGGTTCCGCTGGACCCGGCGCTGCCTCTAAAATAATTTGCAATCGGCACAAGGCGTTCCAGGCGACATGCGCCGCATGGGGCAGGGCGCTGCCGGGATCGTCGGCCTCGCCGGCCAATTCGGCCAGCAGGTGCCGCTGCATCGCATCGGTGTAGCGCGCCAGTTTCCCATCCACATACCGCCAATTACCGGCCGCATATTTGTCGGCGCCATGGGTCCAGACCGCGGCGACGGCCGTCAGGGCGCCCGCAAAGTCCGCCATCATGGCGCCGATCCGCGGCTTGGCCGCGTCGTATTTCACGCCGCTAGTCATAAGGGAAGACCGTTATGATCGTCGCCGGCACCGGCAGGTACAATTTGGCCGCGTCGAGGCGCACGATCTGGCTATCGTCTTTGTAGACGACGCCGTTCAGCGCGTCGGTGACCAATTTGACAAGATTATCTAAATCCGGGGTCGAAATGTGCGGCACCCAACCCTGCAACGCATCTTCCTTCTTCCCCTTCTTCCACGACTTTGGGATTTCCATCCCGAACGACAGCATGACGTTGATTGGCTTGGTGGTCGGGTCGTCGTGGAACTCCAGCGCCACCAGATTGCGGATGCGTTCCTCGGCGGCGGCGGTCTTCGCCGGCGTATATGTACGGCCGCGGGCAAAACGGGGCCGGCCCTTGGCAACGGGCGGACCATCGATGGTGAAATCGGCAAGGGGGCGTCTCATGCATCCGCCTCTAGGATTGCTCTGCCGATGGCGGCAACGACTTGCGGCACGACGGCGTTTCCGAGACATTTAAGTCTGTCCACCCGGCTGGGTATCCCATAAGCCACTCGGCCCACGTCGGGTTCACTGGGCCGCCAAGGTGGCCCACCACGAACGCTCTGTAGCGTCGGTGGGGCGCATCGACGCCGATAGCAGGAACAATAAACGGCTGCACGGTGTAGCCGCTGTCTTCCAAGTCAGCGATGCATTGGTCGCCGCCCAAGGGGTCTGCAAAAAAGCCGCGCACATTCTCGACAACGGCCCACCTAGGTTTATCAGTGGCAATAATTCGATGCATTTCCGGCCAGAGATCGCGGTCATCTTCAACGCCTTGCTGCTTCCCGGCCTGTGACCATGGCTGGCAGGGCGGTCCTCCGACGATGCAATCCACGCCTCTATATCCATCTGCATCGAGGGTTCTGACATCGTCATATTGCGGGACATCCGGCCAATGCTTGGCTAAGACCTGGCGCGCATACGGATCGTTTTCGCAGAACGCCACGGTGCGGAAACCGCCCGCCATTTCCAGGCCGAGACTGAACCCGCCGATGCCGCTGAACAGGTCTAGGACGGTCAGCATTCATGCGTCCATCGACCGAAGGTGCGCCTTGATCCGGTCGCGCAAGTGAACCTCAAGCGCATCCTCGATGATGCTGGTCACCGTCACGCCTTCACGCTTTGAAATCATCTGCGCGCCTTCAATTAACGACGGCTCAAGGCGCAGAAAATAAGGCGTTTTGTTCAATGGGGTATTTTTTTTCAAAAAACTTGCTCTGCCATGTTGACAAGCAAGATATACATCGACTATATATACATCGTCAACCCAGAACGAAATGGGTAATTAAACAGAAACAACGGAGAAAACAGATGGCCAAGAAACTCAAAACCCTGACAGTCAACAACAACACTAGGGCCAGCAAAACCGGCAAGGTAATTCATTGCCCAGATTGCTTGCACGAGGTCACCGTTTACCATTTTTCTTGGGTTGCACTCGAATGCCCCGGCTGTGGCGCCGTCGATAAAGGAAACTGGGTCATCGACGTGCCGGGTTTCGAAGCTATCCGAGACGGTGAGGGATGGAACGTCCAGTTCTTAGGCGACGGCACACAAGATTGGTTTGCCACTGAACAAAAAGCTGTCGAATGGATTAACGAGTGGCACGACATTTAGTCACATAATTATATGCCCCCAGCCCCCGGCTATTAAATTAGCGGGGGCTTTCGGGGTAGATAAACCAATTGGGAGAAAACAGATGACTAATTATTTTTTTCGGGTCCATGAAATTGATAGTCTCGACATTGGTGACCGCATTCAATTCCGCGCCGTCACCAGATGGTGCGATAGCAAGGTCTGGCGGAAGGTGAACGGTTTCTGGGGCGACGATGACAAGCCGACAGTTCGTTTCGGTGGCTGTGGCAATTTCATAGTTCACCACCACGAAATAGTCACGGTCGAGAAGGCCACCGCACAATTAAACGGAGAAGCCTAATGTCAGACCAATACGCATCCGGCATCGAACACACCGGCAAATATGTCGCCTATTACCGCGTCAGTACCCTCAAGCAGGGCGCCACCGGCCTCGGTATGGACGCCCAACGGGAAACCGTCACCCAATGGATCAATGGTGGCAACTGGGAAATGATTGGTGAATTTGTCGAGGTCGAGAGTGGCAAGAAAAACGACCGGCCGCAACTCGCCGCCGCCATCGCCCTCTGCAAAAAGAAAAAAGCCACGCTGGTAGTCGCCAAATTGGACCGGCTGGGCCGGAACCTCGCCTTCATCGCCAACCTGATGGAGAGCAAGATCAACCTCGTCGTGGCCGACCAGCCGGCGGTGAACAATTTTACCCTGCACATCCTGGCGGCGGTCGCCGAACAGGAGCGCATCGACATTTCCAAGCGCACCAAGGCGGCGCTGGCGGCGCTCAAAAAAAAGGGCGTCACCAAGGCCGGCAAGAAAATCGACCGCCTCGGCCAGCAGAACGATGCCATCCTCCGCGACATGGGCCACAACGGCCACGCCACGCAATCGGCTATCGCCCAGCAGTTCGCGGACAACACGCTGCCCATCATCGAACAGATACAAGCCGCTGGCTTGAAAACCCTGCGCGAGATCGCCACCGCACTGCATGCCCGTGGGATCAAGACATCGACCGGCCGCGCCGACTGGCACCCGCAACAAGTCAAGTCCATTTTAGACCGGAAGGGGTAGGGGGTGACGGGAATGATAAGAGAACAACCAGAACAGCGCATCGCGGTATTTACGCAAGCCGTCTGTTCTGTTAATGTTCCAAACGGCATATGAGGGCGGCGCCGGGTAAACGAGCGCCACCATATAAAAACGGAGAACAGGGAATGCCACGCACAGAAAACAGGTTTATGCTTAGTTCGCAAAAGGAGCAACTCCGCGCACTGCGACTGATGGGAACATCTGGCGCACGGCTGGCGATACCGTTATTACACACCGACCACGTCCGAAATGCCGCCAACGTCCTGATGGAACTGGCGCAGGTATTGGACGAGATCGCCGGCCGCAAAAGGCAGACCAACGTGAACAAAATGTTCGACGCCCGCGTCACCGTATATGGCGCCAATCAGGTGCTGAAAGCTTATGCGGACGGCGATATGAAGTGGCTGGCAGAAGAAACCGACAGCCGGCTAGACAAGTGGTGAGGAGCCACATGAGACTTAACTGGAAGGAGCGGAAGCATGAAACATTGTCGCATAATTTATAGTGAGGATAGAACAGAGCCAATCATACAATTTGTGAATTGGGTCTGGGGTTCAATCCTGGCAGCAGCGTTGATTTTTATCGCCTTGACGGCGGCGCTGTTGCTGTTCTCGGTTTTTGAGGTCTGATCATGGACCTCTTTGACCGATACCCGGCAGGGCCGGGTGCGGCGCCCGTTGATACATCAATCGACGCCGCAGAACAAGTACGGCCGCGGGTCAGCACGCTGCGCGAAAAGTGCCTACGGGTGCTTGATCACGGTGGCTTTACCGCCGACGAAATCGCCGACCGGTTGGGGGAAAGCATACTCACCATTCGGCCGCGCATCACGGAACTCAACAAGCTTTGCAAGATCAAAGACACTGGCGTCCGCCGGCCCAATTCATCGGGCCGGAACGCCATCGTCTGGTGTCAAGTCGGTTGAACGAAATGGCGGCGTCAAACCCGCTGACACAAACCCAAAATTACATACGACAGGAGCTATGAAATGGTTGGAAAAGTAACGGACGATAAACAGATGAGTGCATCGCGCTTGCCCGCACTATTGGGACATTCGCCATACAAATCGCGCAACGAGGAACTCCAATATTCAAAGGATGCCATCGCCGGAACCCTTGAACCTTGGGCCGGGAACGAGGCGACCGGATGGGGTAACCGCCTAGAACCGGTCTGCATCGGGACCGCCAGCGCACGGCTTGGAGTGGACAGGCTGGTGACCGAGATCACCGAGCCTTACATCCACCCGGAACTGCCGTTGCAAGCATCGCTCGACGCGGTCGGCGAGTTCAAGAAGCCGGTGACGTTCGTCACCGATCCCGACGCCGGCATCTATGTGGTCGGCGCTGACATCATTACCCTGGACGGCTGTGGCTGCATCGAAAACAAGGTGACCTCGGTCAGGCCGGAAGACGTGCCGGCGCTGCATCGCGGCCCCATCCAGGCGCAGGGTCAGATGATGTGTTCCGGGTTCAAATGGGCAGCGTTGTGCGTCCTGTATGGCGGAATCGAAATGCGGATATTCCTGTTCGCCCCGCACCCTGGCACCGTCGCCGCCATCTCGGAAGCGGTGCTGGATTTCGACCAGCGCCTCAAGACGGGCGAATGGTACGATCTGGAACAGTCCCACCCCGGCGATGCGCTGCTGCTGTACCCAGAGGCTGATGAAGAGGTTCCTATTATCCTTGAAGCAGAATGCGCGACCTTCGCCAAGGCCATAGTAACTTCTAAGGAAGCAATCAAAACGTGTGAACAGGTGATCGCTGACGCAAACTTGGCGATTCAGTCATATATGGGAAACCATGCCCTCGCGAAGTGCGGCGGTTACGAAATAAAGTGGGGGATGCGAAACATGAAGGCGCAGCCGGAAAAGACAACGCCGGCCAAGGCGGCTAAGACTGTCCGTTCCAAAACGGTTACAGTGAAGGAGGTGGCATGATGGGTATTCCAGCAACCACCGGCATGCTGACGCCGACCACGTTCGAAGGCGCCGTCAAGTTCAGTGAAGTCCTGGCATCATCATCAATGGTGCCGGCGGCGTTCAAGAATAAACCCGGCGACATCCTTGTCGCTGTGCAGATGGGGTCCGAAATCGGCCTTCCGCCGATGCAAGCCTTGCAAAGCATTGCCGTAATTAACGGCAAGCCATGCATATATGGCGACGGCATGCTGGCGCTGGTCTGCGCCCACGCGGAATATGGTGGGCATCAAGAAAGCGTGGAAGGCGAAGAAGCCACCTGCACGGTCGTGCGGGTGGTAAAGGGCAGGGACGTTGTCACCACGCGGACCTTCAGCGTCGGCAGGGCCAAGCGGGCGCTACTGTGGGGCAAGCGCGGCCCATGGACCCAATACCCCGATCGGATGCTGGCGATGCGGGCGCGGGGTTTCGCCCTTCGCGATGCGTTCCCCGACGCATTGAAGGGCATCATTAGCCGCGAAGAGGCGGAAGATATCCCAAGTAATAATAAATATAAGGATGTCACGCCGGCGAACCCGCTCGACGCCATTGCGGCGCCGAAACCGGGGAAAAAGGCCGGCGAGGTTGAGGCCACAGAGGCTTCAGAGGTGGTTGATGGCCCCACGGTGCCGGAAGATACGCAAACGCTTGAGGCGTCCTCTGAGCCGGCCCTAGAGGAAATGGACCCAGATGCCCCGGCGTGGGAGTTGATCATGCCCAATGACGGCGAGGGTGATCCGCATATCGACATCTGTGGGTCTGTTTCGGAATGGATTGGGACGTTTACCGACGTGGTATTGTCGATCGCCGACGATGAGGTGCGGAAATTTAAAGTTCGCCGGCATGACATCGCCGAGTTCAAGAAATTGAATGACGATACGATTGACCGCATCAAGGATGAAGCCCCGGCGAAGGCGGAACAGCTTGCCAAGGACTACAGGCGGGTGATCAGCATGCTGAGTGCCAAGGCGAAGGAGTCGGGGGAATGAAAGCGGGCCTGACCAAGCAGCAGAGCCGGTGCCTGGAGTTCATCAAGGGGTATCTTGCGACCAATTGCAACGCACCTAGCTATTTGGATATCATGGATGGGCTGGGGCTGGCATCGAAGAGTGGCGCCTATCGGCTGGTGACCGCCCTTGAGAACCGCGGGTATATAATACGGTTGCCCCACCGGGCCAGGACCATCGCCATCGTCGCAGACGTTGACACAGAAGTTCCGCGGCTGCGCCAGATCGCGGCGGCGTCGAAGTCATATTTCCAGGCGCACGATGCTTGGCAGGTTTTTCGCCGACGCCATCCACATCACGAAGACAATTCGGAGTATCATGCCCCGCTGGTCTCGGCGCGGTTCAACAAGTTGAAGGAGCTATCAACATGAAAACACGCGATGTCGCCACAATTGCGCTGATCATTATCACAATCGTGATTTTCATAATAAATAGAGCCTGACCTCCAGCGTCCGGGCGTCTTTATATTTTGAACCCCATGTTTTTTTTCTTGCCCTTGGGATCAATGGCGACAACATAGCCAAAGCTATTGCCGACATAAACTTGATAGACAGCACTGGCTAAA